CGTTGAACGTGCGGCCGCCGCCGGCCAGCTTGGAGGCCATGTCACCATCGGCGCGCATCACGCCGGTCTGGTAGAACGCCATCGTCTGGACGGTGTCCTTGGCCATGTAGGGGTAGAACATCTCGGGGACGACAGCGTCGCTGAGACGAACGGGACCGGTATTCATCGGGGCGTCCTTTCGGGGTTACCCGCGCAGCCCGAACTCCGTCGGCTTCTTTCCAGCCGCACGGATGAGGGACAGCGCATGATCGGGGTCTTTCTTGTAGACGCCCATGGCCTTGGTGAGGTTGAAGTGCTCACCGTCCGCGAACGGATTGCCGATCACATCGGGGTTGCCGCGGATGGTGCTGTCCTCCTGGAACAGCGCCGCGCCGATGTTGGCGAAGAGGACCGCGAGCGGCTCGGACAGGATCTCCTTGTTCGGGCCGATCATCTTCAGGCGCTGCAGCTCAGCCACGACATCCGGCCCGCCAACCTGGAGCGCGCGATCGGCAAGCTCGATGTTGGCCTTGGCGGTTTCGCCCGTGAGCGGTCCCCAGCGCTTGACGAGTTTCTCGGTCTCGGCTTTCGCCGTCTCGACCGTCTGGGCCTGCTGCTTCTCGGAGAAGGACGTGAAGTCCTGCACCGCGTTGCCGGCCGCCCAGTCATGAAGCTTCTGCGCCTGCGCCGTCGTCAGGCCGAGAGTGTGCGCCAGCTTCTTGAACTCGCTCGCCCGCTCACCGTCGTACGGCAGCTCGGCAGGCAGGTCTTTCGGCGGAGCGATCTCATAGCCGTCGGGGTCGGCGGGGCGGCCGAGCTTGTTCAGAAACTCGTTCCGTTCCTCTTCCGTTGCGTCCTTCCCGGGCACGCGGATCGCGTTACCGAGAAGCTTGGCCTGGTCGTAGGCGAGGCGCATCGCGACCTTGGGGTCGGTGATGTTCCTCTTGCTCAGCCATTCGCGGGTTTCCCCATCGAGTTCCGCGAAAGCGTCGCTTTGTGCCTTGGGAGCGTCCGCAGACCCGTTCTCGGCTGCCCCACCGGTACCTGCGTTCTGGGTGACCGGCGCCTTGTTGGTGTCGGTGTCCGAGCTCGCGCCCGGGTCGACACCTTCTGCGGCACCTGTTCCTTCCTGCGGCATTCGTCAATCTCCTTGCATCTGCTGGTACAGCCCAGCGTCTGCGTTCAGCACCTGTTGCAGAGCATAAATCTGCTCCACAGGCAAGTTCAGCATGTACATGACACGCGCAAAAACCGAGCGCGCACCCTCCGCGTACTTCAACTCACCCTCCGGGGTGCTTTGCGGGGTGACGTGGAAGTACCCGCTGTACATGGCGAGGTCTTGCAGGATCAGATCGGCGTCCTGCTTCCCGGCTCGCCCCTCGGCGAACGCGTGATAGGCCGAGACGATCTTCGCCTCGGCGACGAGCGGCTGCATGTCGGCCGGCGAGCGGCCGACGAGATCGAGGAGCCGCGTCATGCGCCCATCCCCGTCATCGCGGCCAGCCCGCCACCCGCGCCGCCACGGAAGAGGTTCTGCAGCGCCGGTGAGCGCGCCGCGGTTTCGGCGCCGGCCGCCATGGCCTGGCCGCCCGCACCGATCGCCTGCGCGGCGTCGCCGCCCTGCTGCATCATCTGCATCGCGGACGCGAGCTGCTGCATCTGGCCCGTCTGGTCACGGTCCTGCTGCGCCGCCTCGCGGTCACGCAGCACCTTGACCGGCGCGCCCAGGATCTCCTGCGCACGCTCGAGCATCTCGTCGATGTCGAACCGGGCCAGGATCTCGGACGCGCGCTGCGGGTCGCCGTTGGCCAGCATGACCGCGAACTCGGCGAGGCGCTGGATACCGACCAGCTCGCCCATGCGGCGCAGCCGGTCGAGCGGCGAGTTGAACACGGGCGTGACGTTGCGGTCCGCCATGCTGTCGGGCATGGCCAGCGGGCTGCCGTCGTCGAAGGCGCGCTTGCGGCCCATGATGCCGATCTCGCGATCGGTCATGACGGACAGGCCCTCGTTCAGCGAGATGCCGACCGGGCCGAGCAGCTCGCCCTTCTCCTGCGCCTTGATCAGCGACTTGGTGGCGGTCTCCTGGTCGCTGGCCTTGTCGGCCAGCAGCACCTGCCAGAGGTTCAGGTAGAGCAGTTCGCGGGCGCTCTCGCGGCGGCTGTTGAGGATATCGCGAGCGAAGTCCGGCCGCTGGCCGCTGGTGAGCGGCGCGAACAGCAGCCTGCCATCGGGGCTGATCAGCCCCGGGTTGGCGTGGCCCGGGTTGAAGTTCAGCCGCGTCATGTTCTTGTTCGCCACGGCCATAGCCGGGCGGATGAAGGACTGCGACGCGATCAGCTCGTTCTTCGCCATCTCGTTCAGCGACTTCAGCTCACCGATGGCGTAAGCCACCGGCCCCTCGCTGAACGGCCGCTGGCCGGTGTTCGACCACGCGTAGCGGTGGTACGGGAACTCGTAGTAGCCGCCCTCACCGATCAGATGCTTCTCGTCGGGCAGGCAGTAGTAGGAGGCCGACGCGGCGCCGCGGACGCCCATGCGGCCCATGTTCTCGTCGGAACGCGGCAGCACGCCGTGCATGACGCGGAAGGTCTCATGCCGCAGCTTCGGGTCGTTGGCGTACTCGAGCACCTTGGCTCCGACCTTGTCGGCGCCCCAGCGCTTGGCGATCTGGGCGGCCGAGAAGCGCGACACCTTGAACATGCGGTCGGTCACGCCCGCGCTGTCGACGCCCGGGTAGAGTTCGGGCAGCGGGCAGTATTCGAAGCGGTAGGGGGTGCGCGCGCCGCCGCCGGTCACCTCCTCGGTGTACATCCAGCCGTCGCCGAACGCGCACATGGACTTCAGCGCCGCGCGGTGCGCCGACCAGAAGCCGGACTTCGGGTTGGCGCGGACGCGGAACATGTAGTCGCGCAGCCGTTCGAGGGCCTCGCTCTCGGCGTAGCTGGGCTCGGCGCCGAACATGTCGTTGAAGCCGAGCCCGTGCCAGGGCTCCGTCTCCGGCGTCTTCAGCGACAACAAGCCCGCGGTGAGCCGCTCGATGCCCCACAGCGACGTCATGTCGTAGAGGTCCTTCGACCGCTGCGCCGCCACCGGCATGCCGACCACGCTGGTGATCGCGGCATCCTGGTTCAGCGTCAGCAAGCGGTCGAAGCCCTCGGTCTGCGGCAGGACGTACATGGCGATGTTGCGCCAATAGGTCTCCCACGGCAGACGGGCCGTGGCGAGCGCGGTCTGCTCGTCGATGAGGTCGTTGACGATGCCCATCAGGCACTCCTCAGCGTGGCCACCTGGTTGCCGGACTTGCCATACTCGCTGTCGCCCAGCGCGCTGGTGAAGATGGACGAGAACACGCCGCCCTGCTCGGCGGTACGGCGGCGGTTGTCCTGCACCAGCGAGGCCTTCTCATCACGCTGCGGGCGCGACTGGACGGCGGGGGCTTTCGGTGTCTTGAAGCACATGGCGTCAGCTCCAGTAGTAGCTGGTCAGTGACCAGATGATCGACAGGGTGAACAGGGCGAGCACGACGCCCCACAGGATCAGCTGCACGAACTGGTCGACGGTCGACGGCATGAAGTCGCCGCCGGGCTGGCGCGAGGCCTCGACGATCTGGAACAGGTACGTCGCGCCGGCCGCGCCCACGGCCAGCGCCAGGGCGAACGGTGAACCGACGACGATGGCCAGGGCGCCCGCGCCGACGACGGCGAGCGCGCCCCACAGGATGATGGCAGCTGCGTAGATCATTTCGGGCTCCCTCGTCGCGCCTTGGTGTGCGCGAAACTGTCTCGTGTCCAGCGGAAAGTGTAGAACAATTCCCCGTTCTTTCCAAATGGATAGGCGGGGTCCACTCTGACGGCACCGCAGCGGATCATCCAGCGGTGCGCTTCATCGTGGCCGACGATCGACCGGGCCTCGAGCGACTGCACGCCGCGGTCGAGCAGGTCGAGCGCGTGGCCGCCGGTCGANCTCCCGGGTGATGGCCGGTACGACACGGCGGGCGTGCTTGGTGCCAAGCATCCAGACCGAGTAGCAGGCCACGGTGATCGGGCTCGTGCCGAACGCCGCGACCGGTAGGTCGCCGACGAAGGCGCAGAACGCGTCGCCGCTGTAGAGCAGCGCGTGCGCCAGCTCGTATGTTTTCGACCCGTCCGGCACCTGGCACATGACTTCGCGCTTGTCGGCCGGCGCCAGGTTCGCCGTGACGTAGCTGATGTCGCGCAAGGTAGCCGGACGGATCAAGATCATGTCAGGCGTTGTGCAGCTTGCTGCGCAGCAGGTAGCCCTCGAGCGGCCAGATCTTGTTCCTGGCGTTCTCGCGGGCGATCTTGCGGCCGATGTCCTTGTCGAAGTTCTCCGGGGACGCCGCCGCGCTCTCGCCGATCACGATGAAGCCGTTGCGCAAGGTGAGCGCGCACACCGTCATCGTGGTCCCCGGGAAGACATGGTACTGCTCCGAGACGATCGTGTCGTCGATCATCTGCGGGTTGAGGCGCGGCGCGTTGAGGCCCTTCGCCTGGATTTCCTGTTCGATCAGCTGCTCATTCTTCGTCATCGGTCTGGTCTCTCTGCCGCGTGATTGGCCGCCGCCTTCCGCGTTGTGCGGATCTCTGTCACCACCCGCCCAGCGGGTCGTCGAACTCGAACGGCTCGTTCATGCGGCCGATGTTGTCGCGGCCGTTCAAGCGCTCGACGATGTCGACAGAGCGCTGCATGAAGTCGGGCCGCGACAGCGCCATGCCGCGCAGATGCCACGCGCCGAGCACCGCGTCAGCTTCATCGGTCGAGCTGCCGAGCCGCTTGCGCAGCTCGTCCTTGCTCTCGATGTACAGCAGCTTGCCGCGCGGCTCCCAGTGCGGCGCCGTAAGCTGGGCGCGCAGCCGCGGGTCGGGCGGCAGGCAGATCTCGAACTGGTTCTGCGGGTCGAGCGCCTCGCGGAAGCCCCACCACATTTCCGAGCGCAGGTTAGCGAAGCGGAACCGCATGTCCTTCGTCCACTCCATCGACGCGTGCGACGAGACGACCAGCTCGGCTGCGATGCGGTGGTTGTCGCGCAGGTACTGCTGCGTCGAGCCCGCCCAGCCGCCGGTGCCGTCGAGGCCGACGATGGCGCCGTGCTTGCGCTCGCCAAGCACGAGCTGGCCCATGCTGCGGCCGTCCGGCGTCTTGTGGCCCGGCACGACCCGCAGCTCTCCGAAGTAGTCGGTCGTGAACAGCGGTGCCAGCACGCTGGTGTCCGCGCCGCCCTGCGCCACGTCGCCGAACAGCACGAGCATCACGAGGCGCTTCAGCTCCGGGTCGAGCTGGCGCGCTTCCCAGCGCTCTTGCGCGGCCAGCACCCACTGCGTCGGGATGACCTGCATCGGGTGGTCCTCACCGCGCACGGTGAAGTCGCCGAGCAGCAGCATGGAGCGCAGCGGCTCCGGCGTACCGGACATACGCTCCGCGTACCCGGTGTTGCGCAGGAAGACGTTGTCCTTCAGCAGCGACCGGATGAAGGTGCGCGACCGCGCCACCGCGATGCTGCCGCTCTCGAGATCGGCCTGCGTGGCGTTCTCGACGCGCCCGCCGGTGACCGGGTCGTAGTTGCCTGGCCCCTGGACCCACACCGTGGCCAACCGCTCGCCCTCGCGACGCATGAAGCACCAACGGATCTCGCCGCTCTTGGCCGGCAGCGTGTATCGCTCGTCGAGCCAGGGGGCAAACCAGCGCAGCAGCCAGTCGCCAACGCCGTTGTCGACAAGCATGCCGTCCTTGATCGACGGCACCGGCGGGTTGGTGGCGAAGAGCACGCGCTTGCGCTGCCCGGGCTTGGTCGATCGCAGCCAGCGCATAACGAACTCGACCTTCAGCTCGTCGAGCTGGGCGGCCTCGTCGAAGGCGATGAGATCGTGCGGCCGGCCCTGCCATGTCCGCTCGGCGCCGGGCAGCTCGAGGTGGCCGCCTTCGATGACGCGGCCGTCGGTCGTGCGCAGCTTCTTCTTGACGCTGTTGTTGGTCGCGATGCGCCCCTCGAGCACCTCGACGAGGCGGTCCCACAGGCCATCCAGATCGGTCGACTGGGCACGGAAGATCAGGCTGCGCTCGTGCGCGGTCGAGGCAAGGCCGATCGCCAGGTCGGTCTTGCCGCCGCCGACGGCGCCGCCGTAAAGCGTCTCCTCGGCCTCGCTGTAGTACGCCTCGGTCTGCGGCCCGGGCTGCGGCAGCCATGGCTTGTTCAGCAGGCCCGCAGCGCTGACGCTGGAGCGCAGCACGGCCTTGTCCTCGGCAGGCATGCCCTGCAGCAGCGCCATGACGCTGTCGAGGTCGAGGTTCACTGCAGCGCCACCGGGGCGTTGTGGCGGGCTTCCTTGGGCGTGCGACGGCCCGGCAGGATGCGCTGGACCATGACCTGGCTCGTGATCGTCATGGCTTCACGATCGACACCCATGACCATCTGTGGCCGGAACTCGATCCCGAAGCGCTTCTCCTGCCGCTCCCAGTAATCTTGGAAGCGCTTCACCCACACCTCGCCACCGCCGGCCTCCGGCTGCAGGGCGAAGCGGTAGGTCTTCTCGCGGACCTGCCCGACGTAGGCGGGGCGCTCCGGCTCTTCGTAGACGTCGTTCAACTCCCGCCTCCCGCGTTCCGTGTCGCCTTGCTGATCAGCGCCAGGACGGCCATCGCCAGCTGGCGATCGTCGTCGGCGCCCGTGGTTTCGATCTTGGCGTTGATGCTTGCGTCAACGTTCTGCTTGTCCGACCAGTTGGCGGGGTCGCGGTTGGTCAGCCACAGCTTCATCGCGCCGGGGTCTGGTGGAACGTGCTCGATGACCTTCATGCGCTGACCGTTCGCGAACACCTTCTCGCTCTCGAAACTGTAGCCAAGTGCCCGATCTGCAAGGGTTCTTTTGATCCGCTCGTCGAAGGCGGGCTTACCTTCCCTGTAGAGCGCGTCAAAAAATCCCTCGTGCCGGGCGGCCCAGTTGTGCAACGTCTGGGTCGTCACTTTCAGCGCATGAGCGATCTCGAACACCGTTGCGCCACCCCGTGCCATGATGCGCACGACCTCGAGCAGCTCGTCGCTGTAGTCGGTCGGCCGGCCGTTCTTGAGGTTCTCGAGCGCGCCGTGCGTCCTGGCGATGCGGGTCGGCTTCTTCGGGCGTGGCTTGCCGTTGACGTCCACGCCTCGCGTGCGAACAGCTCTGGTGCGCTTGGTGTTTGCCATGCCGATCAGATGGCACGGGGCACGAATTTCGTCAATAAGGGCCCTTGACAGGTACCTTCAGAGGTGACATATGTCGGTTGTCGCGAATGACACGGCCACCTCTCGATCGGCCGGGCTCTTTGATATCGCTGGAAACTGAAAGTCGAAACAGCAGAGATTATACAGCTGGGTGATGAATGGCGTCCCTTGGACGTCAACAGGAAGCCAACCCATACGCAAGTGGCCATAGCGGTGGGGGTGCTTCTGGAGTTGTGGTGCGGGTAGCTCCCGACAAACGCTTCTCACCCTGCTCTGTAATCTCTGCTGTCGCCAGCGGGGTGGCGCCCTGCGGCCTGAAGAGACAAGCCAAACGACAGGAGACGACCATGGCACGCAAACGGGAGCGCACTCACGAGTTCATCATCCGCGTCACGTTCGACCGTGGCACCACGGCTGCAACAGCGCTGGCGGAGGTGAAGGACAACATTCACGGCCTGTTCTACACCAACGGCCTCCACGAAGACGGGGAAGCCGAGACCTTTAAGGTCCGCAGCTTCAAGCCCGCCCCGACCAACAGAAAGGCATGACCATGACCATCTTCGAAGCCACCATGATCGCAGAAGGTAGCATCGATCTCGTCGACGACGCACTCGTCGTCGACTACGAGGAAGATCCCGAAGGCGTCGCACTCGACGCCTGGCAGCTGCTGGTCGACAGCGGCGTTGCCTGGCAGCTCCAGGGCAGCTTCGGCCGGCAGGCCGCAGCGCTCATCGACGCCGGCCTGATCAACAGGGGGCGGGCATGAAAACGCTCTCCAACCTCGACCGGTGGTTCATCGACGTGCAGATCAGGAAAAGCATACGCGCCGGTGAAAAGAGGTTCTACGCCTTCATGGCGAAAGCGGACAAGGACCCGGATCACCCGGATCACGATGCCGACTACCACCGCCTACGGCAGGAGGCGATGAGATGAGACAGGACGTCGCCACACTCTGGTTCGTCGTGGCGCTCATCGTGATCGCCTTGCTGATCGTCGGGTCGTTCGAGACCCCGCACTGACCAAGTGGGGCTGCGCTTTCAACGCCGCGCAGCTTAAACGAGGCGGCTTAGCAGCCCGCCCATTTGTCGAAACCGGGCCTTCTGTCCCGGTCGTCAGCCGGGTGGCACCCGGCGGCCTGAAAGAGACAAGCCGAACGACAGGAGACGACAACATGAGAGTGAACTTTGACCTGTCGGCCGTGAAAACGCGCCTTGGCGATGAGCGGTACGACCAGGTGACCGCGACCCTGCAGACCCGGCACCTCCCCGAAAACGAGAAGAAGATGCACCTCGTCACCTACACCCTGATATGGGCGTCGATACCTGTCGGTCTCGGCTCGATCGACGAAAATAACATCGATGAATGGTGCTTCAGGATGGCGTTTCTAGAGCGCCTGAACGGCGCCACGTTCACGTTCAGGGCAGAAGACCCTATGTCGATCACCCGCAAGGACATCGAGAACCACATCGGGCTCCGAACCAACGCCAGCACGAAAAAGCGCGCCACCTGGGTTAGGCGCATCGTCGATGGCGAGGCGCACCACATCAGGCTGGCAGCGACAGGCCCCAGCGCCGGTGAGCGGATCGACGCCATTGACGCAAAGCTGTTGGCGAAGAAGTAGTCGAAACCGGGCCCTGGCCCGGTCGTCAGCCGGGTGGCACCCGGCGGCCTGAAAGAGACAAGCCAACCAACAGGAGACGACAACATGACCATCCTCACCCAGGCATCCAACCAGTGGGCGTCCCGCCCTGCAGACCAGCGCTTCCTCTCGCTCCACGAGCTGGGCGCGAAGGTCAGCTTCGACCGTGACCGGTCGAATGCCAAGATCGTGTCTTCGCGCCGCATCGAGGTGCAGCCGGCGGCAGACGACCAGCTCCGTGGCATCCAGGTCGTCGGCCCGAACGGTCACGCTGTCACGCCGACGCACTGGTCCTTCGGCCAGCTCGCCCAGCTGGCGGGTGCCCCCGCCGGATACCTGCGCAAGCTGCCGGCGCCGATCGCGGCCGACGCCATGAACTACGGTCTGAAGTTCGACCGCGACGTCGAGGACGTCGGCCTGCTGCTGACCCGCCAGGACACCGGCGTCGAGCTGCGGGCGGCCACCGGGCCGCGTTACGGTCGCGTGTGGAACGCCGAGATCGTCAACGCGCTGATCGGCAAGTTCGGCGACGGCCGCACCGGCGACTTCCGCGTGCCCGGTGAGTTCGGCAAACAGGTCGAGATCACCAAGCAGAACACGACCATTTACGGGTCGGACCGCGACATGTTCGTCTTCCTTGCCGACGAAGAACACCGGATCGAGATGAAGGACCGCCGCAACGGACAGCCCGGCTCGCTCGCTCGCGGTTTCTTCGTCTGGAACTCGGAAGTCGGGTCGCAGTCGATCGGGGCCGCGTTCTTCCTCTTCGACTACGTCTGCATGAACCGCATCGTGTGGGGCGTGCAGGAGTTCAAGGAGATCCGCCTGCGGCACACGGTGTCGGCGCCTGACAAGTGGCTGGAGCAGATCACGCCGGTGCTGACCGAGTACGCCAACGCGTCGACCGGGCCTGTCGAAGAGACGATCCGGCAGGCGCAGGCCAAGCGGGTCGACACCGAGCTGGACAAGTTCCTGGCAGCTCGTTTCACCAAGTCGCAGGCGACCCAGATCAAGGCCGCCCACGAGCGCGAGGAAGGGCGCCCGATCGAAACCGTCTGGGACGCCGTCACCGGCGTCACGGCCTTCGCCAAGACCATCGACTACCAGGACGAGCGCATCGCGATCGAGCGTGCTGGCGGCAGGCTCCTCGACCTGGTCGCGAACTGAAGCCGAAACGGGGCTCCGGCCCCGTCGCCGACAGGGTGGCACCCTACGGCCTGAAGAGGCAAGCCAAACCGACAGGAGAACGACATGGACACCATCAAGCGCGAGGCGCGGATCGTGATGCCGGTGCTAGAGGAGCCCAATTCCGGCAAGAGTTTTCTCGTGCACCGCTCACTGCGCACGAAGCTGTGCGGCGTATTCGGCGGGTGTACAGTGACCAGTGCAGCGGGGAGCTGGGTCGGCCCCGATGGGGATGCCGTCGAAGAGGATGTCCTCGTCTACGACGTCGCCATCCTGCCGTCGCAGAACGCCGAGCTGGCCCGGATCGCGGTCGAGGTCGGCCGGCAACTCAAGCAGCATTCCGTCTACGTCCGCTACTCGCACGGCGCCGTCGACATCATCGACGTGGCCAAGTTCGACGAGGAGCAGGCGCGCGGCGGGGCGATCACGGCCGAGGCGCCGAAGCCGAAGCTGAAGCCGAAGGGCAAGCACCCAGGCGACGCAGAGGTCGGCGACCTGTGGCGCACACGAGACGGGTCTATCGTCGCCCTTGTGTCGGCAGCTTCCATGAGCGTGAAAGCTTCGCTGCTACGCCGAGGGGCGACGGCCATGGCAGTTGGCACGTACTTCCACTACACCTACCGCGCAGGTGTCCCCTTCGGGAGGTACAGCCACGCGAACGCCGATCATGTTCTCGACCTCGTTGAGCACCTCGGGTGCTGGGACGGCTCCGCGAACTGACGATCCTGTCGACTGCCCCGGCGCGCAAGCGTCGGGGCTTTTTTCGTTTTGGCAACCTGTCACCAAAACCTGTCACCAGAGGCAAAAACGCTTAGGACCCCGTATAGCTTGCATAGTACCCTTTTTGTTCTACTCTTATACACTCTACTATAAGGTTTACGGTTATGGTGACATGGTGACAGTTATAGCTGTAAGAGTAATGAAAAGAGGGACTTAGCGCTGTCACCACGTTGAAAAAAACGGTGTCACCTGTGGTGACACGGTGACAGAGCCGTCCCGACCCCCGCCACCACAAATCTGTCACCACTGGTGACACCTGTCACCAGTCAGTCCTTCTTGAACAGGCCTGTCAGCACGTTGGAAACGGACCCCTCGTCGGGCTTTCCGTTGCGCAGGATTTCTTCCCGCAGCCCGTCTGCCTCGCGCCATTTCCGTGCGGCCGCTTCCGTCTTCGCGTAGACGGCGTGACGCTTACCTTCGATCGACGGCAGCCAGTTGGCGCCGTGCCGGACGCCGACGCGGCTGTACCCCTTCTGCACCATCCTGCGCGCCATCGCCTGCCAGCTGGCGGGGAACTCGTAGCCGAACTCGTGCATCGCGACGCGCATCAGGTTGACGACCTGGCCCTGCACGAACACCTCGCCGGGCAGGTTCATCATCGCCATGTCGAAGGCGTGGTCGAGATCCGACCGGCCAAGGTCGGTCATCGTGTCCTTGGCCGCCGTCCTGATCGGCATCGCGTTCGGCGAGAAGTCGCCCAGGTCGAACGCCCGCAGCTCCTCGACGAAGGCGGCCACGTTCGCCGGCTCGTCCATCCACGCGTTGACCCGATCCCAGAACTCCGGCCCGCGCGGCTCGCCATTCGACAGCACCGCGAAGCGTCGGTCCTCCGGCGGGATCGGCAGCGCGTCGGGGTTGTTCGTCATGATCAGGTAGCTGGTGAACGACACCGCCATGAACGACCGGTCACCTTTGCGCACGATCAGCCGCTCCTCCATCCGCGGCTCGACCGTCTCCTTCAGGTGTTCATAGGTGTTGTGCTTGGCCGCGTAGGCACCACCGCCGATCTCCGAGCTCTCGTTGACCACCGCGACCAGCGCCTCGGCTGCCCAGTCGTTGTACTGCGACTGGTAGCTCTTGCCGGCGAAGATGTGGAACGGCAGCGTCGCCACGTACTGCGGCCCGAAGACGCGCTTCAGGAGCTGCGCCAGCGTCCCGCGGCCCGTGCCCTGCTGCCTGGCCACCATGACCACCGCAGGCCCGGGCACGGCCGGGAAACGCACCTTGTGCGACAGCCAGCGCAGGAACCATGTCCGCTCCCGCTCGTCGGGCAGCAGCTGCGCTATGAACTCCCAGCCGACCGCCGCGTCGCCGCCTGCGCCGTCGTGCTCCGGCGGGTCGTAGGTGTTCACCCACAGCCGCCCGCGGTCCTCGTATGTCGGCCGGGGCTTGTCCGGCCGCATGCGCAGGCCGGCGACCGCCACGCGCTTCGGCGACCCGTTCCAGATGTCCACCGGGTTGATCTTGACACGCCCGCCACGCGGGCCGACTTCCTCGTCGCAGTAGGGCTCCATCAAGGTGCGGAACATGCCGTGCGTCATCCCCGACCCGATGTCGCCGGTCCACAGCGGCACGATGGCGCGCTGCGGCTGCTCGGGGCACAGGGCGTAGGTCTCCAGCAGCTTGGCGGCCGTCACCATAGCGCTATCCTTCGTTGACAGCCGAGTTCGCTCCACAGCCTCCAGCTGCGCGAGCCGCTCCGCTACCCGGTCAAGCTCGATGTTGAAGTCGCGAGGCTTGCGGCTCTCCTCGCAATGAGTGACGCCGCTGGCGCTCTCCCATACGACAACGCCGCCGGAGCGGTCGAGCGACACAATGCAGCGGTCGAGACGTCGCGCTTCGGGGCCTTCCAGCCAACTGGACGAGCATCGCACATGGTCGGCTGCTGCCACATGCTCTCGTAGATCGTCGAGGCTTCGTCGAACGCCATCCACACAGTCGAACTCCATCTCTGGCTTGAGGTCGTAGAGGCGCGTGGCGTCGTTCTCGCCCGCGGTGGACCGCTTGACCGGCTCGAGGCCCGCGGCTTCCAGCGCCCGCTCCGCGGCGTCGGCAA